TAAGGGAGAGGACGTTTGTCCCCTCCCTTATATTTGCACCTAAAGGATATTTTAGAACGTGCCTCTTGTTCGGGTATCAGCGTTAGATACCAGCGAGCCATGTGTTACAGAACCGAGAGAACCGAAATCAGTTCCTCCGACCTTGATATTCTTAACGATAACATGTGCGTCATAATTCTCGAATGCACAACCAACACGGATAAAGAGTGTGTACTCAATTGTATCCTTCTTTGGTTGGAAGAGACGGTAGACAACAACGTCACGCTTGATACCAACAATGAAGTTCTGTGGGAATGTAAGGTGAAGATCACCGAACAATCCAGCAGATGCATCATATCCTGAATCACCATAAGCCTTGCCTGTTGAGTCACGAGTTTCATCCATTAACGGAACGTTAATGACTGGGATACCAAATGCGAATGGAGTAGTAGAACCTGGTCCTCCATCGTTTGCAACAACGTCACCACGGATTACGCCAGAAGCGATATCCCATGGATTGACAGAACCTGCACTTGCAGTAAGATTATATAGATAATCCTGAACAAGATTAGATCCTGAGAAGAATCGAAGTTGATTTCTGCGTTGCTTGTACTTACGTGGCATTGTCTTAATTGCCTTGTTAAATACAGCCTTGTCCAATCCCTGTGCATTTGCGTCAACGACGTGTGCATTAGCGATTGCATTAGCACGGAAACCAACGAAAGCTGACATAAGTCCGCTTCCCGATCCTGTTGCATTGATGAGTGTATCTTCAATATCATTTCCAGCCTGTGTTGCCATCAAGCGGGCGATATGATCTTCAAGATCTGGTCCTTCAATGTTATCCTCCAAAGCCTCAGCCGAAAGTTCCCAATCGAGACGAAGCTTGCGAGTCGTGAGAGAGATCTTTGAAAATGTTGCTCCAGCAACCGTGAATTGATCACCAGCTGCATTGACGTAATCACGAGGATTCTCTTCTGCTGCAACTGTCATTAATCTCTGTCCAACAGAAACACGATCAATTTCTGTGGTATTGCTGCGCATACGAATTGTACGAGCTGCCTTTGCAAGAATTGTTGCATCCCACATGTAATCAAGGAATCTGTTAGCTTGATCTGGATAAAGAAGACCAGTTCCAGAGTGTGTACGACCATCACCTGAAAGATCTGAACCTGCTGTACCCAAATTTGTTGTATCAATTACTTTTTGTAATAGTTCATTGCTCATTATTTATTTCACCACCTTTGTTTGTGTAAATTTTATAGATTGTGGACTCCGAGGAAGGATCCTTGCCAATCGAACTCCAAATTCTTTTGGAGTCTAGTATCCCTTGATGAATTGTCTACCTCACCAATGGACTTCTTAACTGCAGTGTCACTCTCATAAGATTCAAATCTTTTCTCCAAAGCTTCAATTCTCTTAAAGAAATCAGCGATATTGTTTGTAAGACCTGTAAGCTCTTTCTTAATATCTTCAACTGCACTTACATACTGTGCACGTGCTGATTCAACAGAATCTACTGACTTTTGTAGTTTTTCTTCGACATCTGCAGAATTCTTTTCTACTGCTTCACCAAAGAGGTCACGCAGTTCAGTCAACATCTTTGCAAAAGGTTGTTCTGCTTCTGCGCTTGTGACGGACTTTTCTACGAGTTCTCCCTCTGGAGCATTTTCTACTGTCTGTGCAGCTTCGGATGCTACTTGAGCAATAACCGTCTCTGCTACTTGTTCAACAACAGTTTCAGCTGCCTCAACGACTGCTTCTGCTGCATTGTTTGTTTCGTCTGCCATTTCATTACCTCCTTTTCCAATAGCATTCTCTGAATTATTAATTAACTCAGACTTCTTTATTTTATTTTGATCAGGATATAAATTTATTGTTTGATCAGAGCTAACTGTATTTTGTGGATCTGAATCATGTGTTGTTGCACTATGAGTTGCATTTGGAGCATCATCTTTTTGCAAATACTGATCAATAACTTTGCTTATAGCTAAACCTTTTTCTGTTTCTGCACTTTCTATCCAACCAACATTATCCATTCCTGCGCCACAAACTACGCAATCTTTATTTGATTCTGTTGTTGAAGAAGCGATCTTATCTGTTTTACACCAAAAAACATTTTCAATTT